AGGATTATTCAAGTCAACAAATGAATAATCATCTTTAATAACATCATATATTCCAAATCCGTGTTTCCGTAAAGATTCCCCAAAGTTTTGTTGGATTGTTGAGCCTACTTGGATTATTGGTGTTTTATCCAAATAAATCGTTTGTCTGGCATGTATATCACCACATAGAACAATATCACATCCTTCAAACTTACTGACCTCATATCCTGTCTCAAACTTATATCCAATATCTGTGTATAAACCAACAATAGGTCCGTGAAATAACCCAATCTTTAATCTGTCTGACTTCTCTATAACTGGTGGAATGTTATGTTCAAATAATGAATAAACAACCCAATCTATATTCTCGTCTTGATACACACCTCTATCCTTGTAATAAACAATATTGTCATTGTCCATTGATTGAATGATGGGGGTTAATGTATCCAACCTTGATAAGTTATTCTCTAACATATCGTGATTTCCAACAATGATAATTGTTTTGGCTATCTTTGAACACTCATCCAATACCCACCTTACCATTTCAATAAGTTCAGGACTGACTTGGTTTTTACTATGGACTAGGTCACCACTAAATACGACTCTATCAGGCTTTATTTCCTTGAATTGATTAAACATATCCGTTAGGATTGTTTTATATAGGTCGTGGTCTTTTATTAATCTCAAATGTAAATCTGAAAAATGAACCAATTTTTTAATCATAATTTTTAATTCGTTTTAATAAATGTTCGTCAGATTGGTAATTAACGGACATAACATCATCACCAACAAAGGCATCAACTTTTCCCAACTCATATGCTCTTATTAACATTGGGTCTTTGAATTCCCTTGTTTCACCTTTCAACTCGTCAGAGAAACCAATCATATAAGTTTCCAATAATATCTTGTTATCTATCATTTATCAAATAATTCGAAGTCGGGATTAACGTGTCCACAATCATCACAACGATAAGTTGGGAATGGTACTAAGGTATCTTCAAAACTACCTATTAACATTTTAGAAACTTTTTTGATTAGAACTACTTCTTTAAAGTATTTTGACCCACACTCCTCACAGGTAATAGTTGGTTGTTCTTTAAGGTCAATTTTTGGTAGGTTTTGTTCTGTATTAATTAGGTTATCCATATTATTCTACAATTATATTAAAATCTTCATTATCAATTTTATCCCATTCGGTATCTTGGTTATTAAGTTCTTCCATCAAACTTTCATAAACATTACCATCCATAGGTTTCATATCCCAACCATTTTCCAAAATATAAGCTTGGATTTGGTCTTCATCCATACCATCCAATTCAGGATAATCTGTAATGTTAATAACCAATGGTTTTTTTCTAAGGTAAGTTGTAAAAGATTCATAAACTGAAACTTCAACTGATTCTAATTTCTGGTTTTCCATTTTTAATTATTGTTTTTGTAAATTAATTTATATGTTTCAGGTTCAATACCTACTATTTCTCTATCAGAGACAAACTTAACACCATTATAAATAATGGTATATTTTTTTTTCAACTTTTTCATTACTAGTTTAAATTCATCAAAATAATCTTTTTCCGTTTCCGTTTTTGAGTCTTCTAATAGTTCCATTTTTTTTATTTTTGATTATAGGATAAGGATATGAAATTTGTTTTTTAAAATCAACTTATACAAGTTTAAGATAAAAAAATATACACACTATAATATAAATCTAATTAAAATGTTATATCTTTAAAAGAAAAAACTATGGCGTTATCCAAAGAAGATGGGTTCAAAATACGAGAAGAATATTCCACAATCAAAGAAAAAATGGTGTGTGATAAACACAATTTAGTTCAGTTGGGTGGTTCTAAAACAAAGATAGATGGTTTTAGTAACGAAAAAAATGTAAGTATAAAAAATGCAAGTGGTGTTAGTACACAAGTTCATCTAACTACTCAGAAAAGTTTCATAGAAAGTTTTGATATGAATTCTAATTGTGTTGAATTTATAAAGTTGTTTTGTGGTAATGAAACTATGAATAACTATGGTCGTGATAGATATCAGATTAATCAAATAGATTCAAAATTAGTAGATTCTTTCAAAGTTTTTTTAGATGAAAACAAGGAAAGAATTATTGATTTGATAGTTAGAAATGGTCATAATATCACACATATCATTTTTAATGATATTAAGAAAAACAACGAGTACGAATTAACTTATCAAGAAATAATAAACAGAATTTCCAAGTGTGAATGGATTTTTATGAATGGTGGTATTCATCTTAAAGATGAAAATAAAAAAACTTATTTTCACTTTCAAAGAGAGGGTAAAAGGAGTAAAACAAATAGATACAATGTTTTATGGCATATACATAAGAATCTATTTGTTTAGTCTTGATTCCGCTATTTCATAGTATTTTTTATCAAGTTCAATTCCTATATAATGTCTATCTAAAGTCTTAGCTACCTTAGTTGTTGTGCCCGAACCTAAAAATGGGTCTACTACCAAATCATTAACTTCTGTGGTCAAAAGAATACAATTTTCGACCAACTTTTCAGGAAAAGGGGCGGGATGTTCACTCCCCTTATCAGGATTTATCGTCCAAATTTCAGAATGAAATTGTTTATCTAAATTTTCCTTGTATGTTTTAGGTTTTCCTTTTGTCAACCAATAAATGTGTTCAGTACAAGGTAACAAAACATCTTTTCGAATATTTGGACTTGATAGTCTATTCCAAATTATCAATTGATATAATGAAAGATTTGACTTACTGATAAAATCAGTTGGTAAATGAACTTTGTTATTGTGTCGTCTAGGTTTATGGTTAAAAAATATAGACCCTGTAGGTTTAATTATTCGCATCATCTCATTCAAGATTGTGACCATCCAATCATTATAGTCACTTTCTGAAAGATTATCGTCATACTCAGAATAATCTATGTTAAATTTTTTCCATACTTGATTACCAGGTTTAATTTTTCCTCCAACAAGACCTTTTTTGTTGTATGGTGGGGAAGTTACAATAACATCAACTGAATCAGATTCGATTGATTTCATCATTTCTAAACAATCACCAAGTATTAATTTTTGCATATGTTTTAAAATATTTTAAGATTCATCACCTGAGTTATAACCGACATAGGAATTCTAAATTCTTCAAATGTACCATTGTCTTTTAACAATACTATTATAGCCCCAAATAGTCCAATTTTTTCATATTTACTTCCTTTCAACATCTTAAATAATAATCTTAAATATAGTGGAAGTTGAATGTAATAGTGTCCCAAAGCATTATTTGGTAATTTATTGAAGGGGTACTTCATTGGTTTGGTAAATTGATTAGATTCAAAGTTTTTTGGTTTGTTAGTTTTATAATCACCACAGAAAATACCTATTTGGTTTTTTTCTTTATTTTCAATTAACCACATTTGGTCGGGTTGTCCAACATATTGTAATTCGTTATCACCTAATACCATTTCAGTATCTAGTAAAACCGCACCTCTTTCTTTCATTAATTCCAAATAATTACCACCAGCACTAACCATTCTATCACTCTTCAATATTTGTTCAAAATCACAATCAAATATGGGTTGTCTAACTTCTTTTTCGATATCAAACATTTCCAATGATTTTTGTTCCAACAAATAGTGAGTTCTACTCCCCAAGTTAGTAGAATATGTACCAGCATCAGCCCATTCTTTTAATAATTTTTGTTGTTCTTCAACATCACCTTTGGCCTTTTTTAATGCAATTTCTTCAGCTGGAAACTCATCGTAATATTTTTTAATAATCTTTGATACGGAATACCAATCATCTTTCAGTTTTCCATTGATATCCAACATTGTATATTTATGAGCTTCTTCCTCAAATGTAAGTTGTAGTTCTTTTTGTCTATTCCCCACTATTTCCAATATCTCATCTCTTACTTTATATAAATCTGTCATCTTATTGTTATGTAATATTCATTTATGTTTCCCCTCAAATCAGCAATGTCCTTATCAAGTGGTAATTTTACAATCTTTATTCTTCCATATAATTCACCACCATTTAACTCGTGGTACAAACTTACAGCATTATCATAAGCATCACCATCCAATGCAATTGTTATATTTCCTTTAGCTTTGTCATATAAAGTATTAAATAATAACGAACTCATATGTTTCCCTAACATCGGAATACTATTTGGTATAAAGATAGAATCAAATGCTCCCTCAACCAAGGTAATATCTTTTTCCCAATCAATCAAACTCTCAAAAAAAATAATTTCATCTTTGGCTGATTCAGGGTTCTTATATTTGGCCTTAGTATGTAAATCCCAACTTCTCGCAATATAATAATTTAATTCGTCTTTTTTATCATAAGATGGAATTATAATTCTACCTGCGTGACTACCATTATCACAAAATCCAATACCATATCTTTCAATAATTTCATCAGTAATGCCTCTATTAGTTAAATAATTGTAGGCTTGTCTTCTTACAGGATAGATACTTGAAACTTCGTTGAACTTTTTAAAATGTTCAGGTAATTTAAGTTTTTGAGTTTTTTTATAATTGGTTGGTTTGTTTTCCTCAGGGGCTAATATGGAATATGTTTTATAATGTGATTTTTTACCATATTTTTTTATCAACTTTCCAAGTGACCCGTGCATATTGTCCGTATCACCACAACTCCAACAATGAAATAGATGTTTGAAATAATTAATCTCCAAATTACCCTTATTTTTACCTTCATCACAATTAGGACAATTGTATGAAACTTGACATTTGGACTCATAATGTTGTTTTTCCTTTCCAAATATGTCATTGAGTAAATCTACTATTATTTCATTATCGTCAGCCATAATATTCACAAAGTTTTACTACCTAATATATTTATAAAAAACAATTTTGTCAAATGCCAACAACGATAACAATAAATGGAGTTTCAGGTGCAACACCTTTTGACATTTATTTATGTGATGATCCCCTAACAACTTGTGTGTATGTAAATACCATAACTGGTGGGACTTATTCTTTTGATGTACCTCTAATTATGGATGGTCAACTATCATATAACCTTAAAGTTGTTGACGATAATAATTGTGAAATAATCTCCAATTTAGTAGTATAATAAATGAGTTCAGGTTATACCATTGTCAATACAGCGTCTACGATATATTCAGGTTTTACTTTTACAAATTACTTGGGTAATCAACACACAATATTCTTACCACCTAATGTAACTTATTATATTGCTGGTTCAGGAGTAACATCACCATCAGTAGATTTGGTTTTAACAAATTTGGGCGCTTTAGATGGATATTTGAATTGGCAAGGATGTTGTGATGGAACTGACATAAGTGTAGCTGTTGTTACTGGGTCAACTTTATCACCATCGGGTGTGTTCACTAATATGGGTTACATTGGAAGAGCTAATGGAGTTGATTATCTGTATGGTTGTTATAAAACTCAAAGTATTACTGATTCTGCAATATACACAGAGTATACAGTATTTGCTTCAGGTTCTACATATGTGGATTGTAATGATTGTATAGCTAATAACCAGTGTGACATAGAGGAATGTTGTATTTTACTTCATGTTGAAAACTTTGAGCTAAATTATTATAGAAGTTTATTTACTGAATCAATAATAAACGGAAGACAATATTACATATTTGATAATTTTCAAGGAGAAACAATAATACTTTTTTGGGATTTATTTTTGCAACAATGGTTTTTAAATAATTTGACAACACCTGAAACATTTGATTTGGGAGGTTACGGATTCACAACAGGTTATTGTCCAACTAATGCAACTTTACTTATTGATGATACAATTTTAACAAATGGATTTTCAGCATATGTCACGACAACTTCATTTGTTTGTTCAGGATGTCCACCAACTTATTGTATAACAAATACAGGTTTAGGTTATGATGACAACTTTGTATCAGCAGGTACTTATAATGGTGACACATATTGGTCAGGAATTACAAATGGTGATTTCATATATTACACAACGGGAGGTACTTGGTGTTTATCAACTACATTGGGTGGTTTCTGTCTTTTGGAAGGACCTTATCCGTGTAACTCAAATTGTCCTGATTTGTGTGATGATTATGTTTTCAGTGGTAATTGTCCCACACCAACTCCAACACCAACAGTAAATTGTTCTGTTTTAGATTTTTCTGCAATATTTGATTGTGAAGTCACACCAACTCCAAGTGTAACCCCAACAATTTCAGTAACACCAACAATAACTCCAACACCAACTCCAAGTGATCCTTGTGGTGGTAGAGCTGTAGATGTGACAATAACTGGGTACACACCAACACCAACTTCAACACAAACACCCACACCAACTCCAACGCCTGCTGTAACATATGCTTGTAGTATATCAGGTAATGTTGTGTTCAATACAGTTCAAGGTGATATAATCTGTCCTATGAGTAAACAATTTCAAGATTGTTACAATGGACAAATGTATTATACAACTTTACCTATTCCTTTACCATCTGGTGGAACTTTGACTAAGTTTGCAATTTATAAAGCAGACATAAATGGAGTATCAAAATGTGTATCCTTTGTTGGTATCAACTTGAGTGTAATAGGGGTTGACATAATTGATGTTACTGACGGACCTTTAGGTTTCTCAAATTTGAATGAATGTTATTTGTGTACTCCAAATGTAACCGTAACACCTACAATATCATCCACTCCAAGTATTACACCAACAATTACACCTACACCAACACCATCCGTTGCAATTGGTTATTATGTATATCAAAAATGTGGAACTAATCAGTATATAATTCAAACTTTACCTGGCCCAACTTCGACAGAGGGTCAAGTGTTCAAAGACCCTGAGGCTTTTGAATTCAATGAATGTTGGCAATTCCTATACTATTCTGTGACTTATCCTGATTTACCACCTAGTTCAATATATAGTAACTTCTCAGGTAATTATTTCCCAGAATATGGTTTCAACTTCTATGATAGTTGTGATGATTGTTTTGGGGTGTTCAGTACACTCACAGGAATATAAGTAGGAGGATATTTAAGAGTATATGACCTCACTTCAATTCACTCAAATAGCTGGTTTAAATTATCCATACACAATTTATATATGTGATATATTTGGTAGTCAATGTATTTTAGTTGCGTACATTGATACTTATGTCCCATTAAATAATACATTCGTTCTCCCACCACAATTTAATACAGCACCAGCAATTGGTGTTAAAGTAATAACAGCGGATGGGTGTGAAAAATTTAAGGTTATATATTGTAGTGATGATATAAAAGACTTTATGGATTTGGATGATTTCTTTTTTATGGATGGTGTTGGATATTTCTTTATGTCTTAAGTATTTATAAATAAAAAAGAATGGCATTTCTTACCGATAGAACTTTAGCAACTGGTGTAACATTTAATGATTTGATTCACATTGTTATAACAGGAGATACATCACAAAATCCTGCAGGTTCTTCTTATAAAGCAACAATTCAACAAGTTACTAATTTAGTACAATCAGTATACATTACTGGTGGTACTTATAATTCCTCAACTGGTGTAATAACATTTACTAATAGTTCTGGTGGTACTTTTTCAGTTTCAGGATTTGTTACAGGATTTACAGACACAAGTGTTACCGCTTTTACTTACAATAATAATACATTTACTTTATCTGAAAGTGATGGAAGTTCATTTTCTGTAAATGTTAATACTATGACTGGTTTAACAATTAATGGAAATTTATCAGTCACGGGAACAACTAATAGTGGAACAATATCAGCAACGACATATCAAAATTTACCAACGGACATAAGGGTTACTGGTGGTACATTTTCGGCGGGAACATTAACACTTGTAAATAATACTGGTGGTACTTTTAATGTTATAGGTGTAGGTACTTCCACCGAATCAACAACTGGTATATCAACTTCAGCTATTACATTAGTTACAGGTTATAGTTATAATGGAATAAGTTACTCAGGTAATGTTGATGTCACTTTATTTTCACCCTCAGGTATTCAAGGATATAAATTAACAATCAAAGACGAAGGTGGTTATGCAGGTTCTTATAGAATTCGTGTTACACCAGTCTCAGGTACAATAGATGGAAACTCTTACATTGATATGAACATAAACTATATGTCACTTACATTTGTGGCAAGAAATAATAATTGGTGGATAATATAATATGGCATACATTTTTAATAATTCAGTAAAATATTCTGATGGTCCTAACTTGGACGCATTCGGTAGATTAAGGACTGCCGCAGTTCAAAATCTTTTGGATATTAAACATACATTTGATAAAAATCCACTTCAGGTTAGTGAAGTAACTGCAGGTACTGCAACATCAGTATTTAGTCAACAATATGCGAGGGTCAGAATGTCAACATCGGCTAACAACGATTTAGTTATTCGTAAAACTAAAACACATCCAATTTACCAACCAGGTAAAAGTCAGTTGTTTGAGGGAAGTTTTAGTAATTTTCAAATTGAAACTAATATAATCAAAAGAATTGGTTGTTTTCAATCAACTACTGGTTCACCATATAATTCAGTGTTTGATGGTTACTTTTTGGAAAGTAATGGTGTTACTAGTGCAATAACATTTAATATATTCTTAAGTGGTTCTTGTACTTTTAGTGCTGACTCAACAACTTGGAACTCAACCGAATTCGACCCAAATAATTTTGATTGGGCTGAAACAAATCTAATGACTGTAGATTATCAATGGTTAGGTGTAGGTAGAGTGAGATTTGGTATGGTTTTATCAGGTCAAACATTCTATTTTTTAGATTATACCGCAGCAAACAATATACCAACTGTTTATATGTCATCACCAAATCAACCAATAAGATATGAAATTAGACAAGTTGGTGCTGGTTCAGGTTATTTTGATATGATTTGTTCTCAAACTTCAACTGAAGGTGCTCTAAATGGTTTATATTCAACAGTTTCAATTCCTTACACCGCAACAACCACGATGGCTACCTCAGGTACAAAATATCCATATATTGGATATAGATTAAAACAAAATTACATTGGTGTAACATCTCAGTTTGACACAATCAGTATCTTAAACACTTCAAACGATAATTACTTGTTGACTATGGAATTCAATCCAACATTATCTTCAACGCCAAGTTGGACTGATATACCTAACTCACCTTTTCAATATTCTTTAAGTGATGGAACTCCAACAATAACAACACCAGGACACGTAATGACATCATTAATTGGTCAGGCTGGTACATCTGCTTTAACGACCACTAAATTAGATGACAATCAAATAAGAGTTGGTTCAAATGTTAATGGTACTTTAGATGAAATGTGGTTATGTATAACACCATTAGGTGTAAATGCTACTTTTATTGGGGCTGCGGATGTTTTATATTATTTATAATGTCAAATAATCCTCTATAATTTTTTTAAAAAAATAAAAATAGTGACAACATATTTATCATAAGGATAAGTATAAAATTTTATGTCAAATTGTATAAGTTTAATTTCTTGTGATGGTTTATGTCCTGATATACATAATATTAAGGATCCTAGTCGTAGTAATTTATTACCATATTTAAATACATTAGTTCAGATTAATGGAAATGTTGATTGTACTTATGTAGTTAAAGAACCTTTACTAGTTGGATTCCAAATGGATAGTATTGAGTTTCTTTGTGACTTATCCCAACCAAATGGTCTTAATGCTTATGGAAGTGTATCATATAGTGTAAATTCAGTAACTTACAATGGAAATGAATTTATCAATACACCTAACTTTCCAAGTTATACAATAGACCCAAATAGTTTCGATTGTTTGGATTGTGACACAGATTCACTTTTATGCGTTGGTAATACAACAAATAGTAATAATTCCAACGCCCATAGTCAAAATTTAACGAATATCCTTCTAAGTTTAGGTTTGAATATTCAAGTGTTCCCATATAGTGATAATGGAAGTTTTGTTTTTAGAATTTATGAAAACGATAGTTTCACTATCGAAATAGAAAGAACCTCTATACCAAATCCAGGTGTCTATCAATTCTTCTATGTAAATGGGACTCTTAGTCTCAATTTCAATGGTATCAATATAACAACTAATTTAATAAATGATGATACTAACACTTGTGCAACAAGAAGAACTGGTTATGAGGTAACCACATTTTCCGCAGTATCCACTTGTGGTGTTGTAAATAACTATGGTGATTATGTTACTGTTAATGAGTGTGATGTAATTACCATTTTTCCTATGGGTGTAACTTGTAGTGTTGTTAATACCTTTGGTAGAACTGGTTCAACAAGGAGTGCAACTTTGGTTGTTACTGGCGGAACACCTCCATATAATTTTCTATGGGAGAATGGAAACACAACTGGAACTATCATAAACTTACCCTCAGGTACATATAATGCTGTGGTTACTGATGCTTTTGGTGATTTCGTTGTAAATACATCTTGTTTTTTACCACCAGTGGATTGTACACAAATAACTATCAACACGAATATAAGTTATACTTGTCAAGTTAATTCATCTTATTCTCAAACTGGTTTTGCTTTCTTATCTTTAATCCCAAGTGGTGGTTTCGGACCTTATACCTTCTCAGGTTCAATTAATAATGTTGTAACTACTATAACAGATGGAATGTTGTTAAATAATGGTGATTTGTTAAATATTGTTGTTTTTGATACAAACGGATGTTCTTCAGATGTAGAGTTTTTGGGTATTGTATGTCCACCCGGTCCTACACCAACACCACCACCATTTGACCCATTACCTTGTTTGTCATCAATTTTATGTCCGAATTCAAATTTATTCACATTGGATATTTCGGCTTCAACTATTGATTTAAATTTTGGTATCACACCACCATCTTATGTGTATGAGTTTAATTTTATTTTATCATCATCAAATTATACCGGTGATGTTGTTGGTAGTTACAAAATTTTTAATGTTGATTTACCAAATTCTTTTTTAAGAACAATAACATCAAATTCATCTTTCCCAAATAATATTAACAATACAATGTATTGGGATGGGGCTTTAGGAACACCTGAAGTATCATTGAATGATTATGTTGAATTTGGGTTTACTGAATTAACACCTATAAATCCGACTAACTCTGATTCACCTTGGAATGTAACTTATTACCCATATAGTGAACTGAATCCAGGTTATACTCCAACTTACTCGTGGGTACCAGGTTCAACATCTATACAATTAGCTGTCGCACTATTTGATGATGATTATTGCGTACATAAAGGAACAACAACAATTACCATACCTACAGATGGTAATACAAATACAGTAACAATATCTTTTTAATCTATGGCATATTTTGATATAAATATTTTTGGTACTGGTCATCTACAACATGACTTAGATTTGTTTACATTCAATCTACATATATTACAAGTAGAATCGGATGTTACACCCACAAATTTTGATATGTTCATAAGATTTTATGCTTTCCCATTCAATTTCAAAAATGGAACGATTTTATCAGCTTTTTATAGAGACCCCACATTACCAAATCCAGCGCCATCATTAAGTAGTAGATTTTCGGTAAACAAACCACAAGTAATACATCTTACAGGTATGACACCTAATAATCCAATAGATTTATATGATTGTAATCCAAATCAGTATCTGATAGGTAGTTGTTCACCGGCACAATTAAGTTTAAACACTCCGTTAGCTTCACCTTGTCCAAATCCTGAAGATATTAGATTGTTTTCTGGTACATTTTGTATTCCTTTTGACCAAAGTGGATTTGACCAATCATGGACTAATATTACAAACTCAGGTACTGGTAATAGAAATTTAGTCCCAAATGTAGGTCGTTATTTTAACTTGCCAATAAGTGTTGATATTATAGCTGATGGATGTATTTATCGTAACAAGGGTAAACTTACCGCAAATATATACCAAGATTACACATACAATTATCAAAGTAGTGATGACCCCAATCATCCATATGGTAATGTAGATTGTTTAAGTAACCCCAAGTTTTATCCTATTGGTTATAGAGATAAATTAAGAGTTACTTAATTCCAAATATTTTGTTGTTTCATATAACCTAAAACACAACAATAAGCATCACTCATATCAAAATTTTCTTTTTTGAGTGTGTTGTTTTTAGTATAACTCCAATTGATTTGTGGTTCTCTTTTTGCAACTTGTTCCCATATAATTTCTTTTTTGTCACAATTTTTAGGGAAACCACCAAATAAAACGAATTTACCTTTATCGTTTTCTTTAACCAACCATGGGAAGGCTGACTTCCTAGAGTTGTAGGTTGATATATATTCAGGTACTATACCCAAAACATCATAAATTTCTTTCGAAATAAGAGTATTATACCTCATCAAGGTTTGAATTGTATATACATTATTACTATTAAGAAGTGGTTCTTCTATAACTACTTTTTGTATATTCAGACCATCATATTGTTCCAATTTGGTTTTAAAGACATCACTTTTTAAAAAAAGTTCTTTCATTTTAGCGATGTCTTTTTCCTTTATAACTGGTGAAATGTGAGTTAATTCTAATAGTTGTTTTGTTTCAATATCGAACAATGCCCATCCAATGGTTTTAGTTGAAACATCCAATCCCAAAATCTTTGGCGATTCTTTAAAATTTTTGTCCATAAATAAATTAAAAATCAAATTTTACTAAAAGTTGCTGAATCCCTTGTCTAAGTACAGGTGATTGTAACTTTGATATAATCATAAGATTTTTATCAGAATCGTAAAGACCTACTTCAGTCATAAATGGTGTAACACTTGGTGACCATGTTGGGTTCGAAGAGGATAAAAACTCAACTTGACTTAAATTTATTTTGTATCTCATTTCATAGATTGTTGCTTGAATATCAGTCTCTAAGTTTCCATAGAAGTAATATTCATCACCAAAATTTAATTGACTACCAGTAAAACCTTGTGGTGTAAGTGTAATATAATCATTCAAATCGTAGTATGGTGCATTGTCATATAAATCTTGTGTAATAACAAAGGTGGTACCTGTGATTCCAGACGATGTTAATAATCCATTTACTGTCGTACTCGTTAAAGAGCTTGTAAAATCAATTATTTTCCATTCTGATGGAGTGGGTCTTTCATCCCCAACAACTTTTTGACAAATTATCTCAAATGTATCCGCATAAAAACCACTCGCTGAACTACAAACATCAGAACATATTGTTGATGCTGTAACGATACTTGGGCAATTACCTGATACAATACCTGAACTTGTAGTTCCTGATACATCATATATTGATTGTGTTATATCTCCATTGATAGCCAAAACACATCCACTAAAGGTTGTACCAGTTTGGTAATCTGAAATTACAAAGTCACAATCAATTGTTTTTATTATTGATTGTGTTGAAGTGGTTTCCGCCGTATAACTTTCACAAGTTAATGATATACAATCAGACCATAATGAAGTTGTTAAACCAGTAATTGATGCTGTCTCTGACGACCAACTACCCAAAGGTAATTCTGACGATGTAAGTCCAGTTAAAACCGCAACTCTTGTATTAGCTGAATAAATTTCCCAATTCGGGCTTCCATAGATTAATCTATAATCAACTCCCGTAAATAAATCCAAATACAATTCAGTTGCCCCACTCAGAACTTTGGCATACATAGTTGTACTACATGCTTGATTTTGTTCACAAATTTCAACACATATTTGTGGGTTTGAACTACATTCAGTATATCCACTTGAAACACCACTTATCGTAAAGTCTCCGATAGGACTCGACCCACTGAAATTTATTATTGTATCACCAGATGTAGTATTATCTCTGAAAATCCAATCTGAGCCATCCCAAAAAATATTAGTTATTGTTGTAGTGTACAATAAATTTCTGAATATCGGTAACCCATTGGACATTTGAGGTGTACTGACGAATGGATATGAATAAAAAACATTTGGACTTGTTTCTACCCAAAAAGTAAAACCAGAATACCAACAAGGTGTAACATTTGTTTGATCAGACGATAAACAAGTTAAATCCCCTCCAAATCTAACCCCGACATTTTGTGAACTATCTTGATTACAACTGATATTAGGACCTGTAGCTTTCAAATAATAATTACAATGTAGTGAGTTAGTAAATGCCAAAGAATTTGTTAATCTATATGTTACATACAAATATTCAGTAGAGGCACTTAAAATACCATCAACACTTGTTGATGAGTCACCACAAGTGTTTGGAACTATTAAATTCAGTTTTGGTGCTGGCAATGTCCAGTTTCTATTGGATTTATATGACATTGCAGCTACTATTTCTTCATCATCGATGATAATAATTTTCGAATCAGGGAAAACTTTTCCTACTCTACTTGGTAATATTGGGTTTGCGTGAGTGTCCCACAAATTATAATATCTCAAACCAGGGTTGTTCATATCCTGATTTTTGGATGATTTCATGTATTGTACTCTGAATAAACTCAATCCATCAAAACCTGGAGGATCCACATAAAATGTTTCACCAAAACAACAATCAGGGTTTTTATGCCACATTAATGTTGGGATGTGAAGTTTGAAGTTTCTTGCTTGTCCTGTTGTATCATCAAATTGGTCATCAAATGGTTGTAGTGCAAACTTTTCACCATAGAACAAATCTATTGTTTGATTAGTGTAGTGAATTATTGCAATCGTTTTTTGTTCCTCAGGTCTTACAATTATAGGTTCACCAAATGAGTTATTAAAATAAACAACACTTGTCGTTGTTTGTCCACTTGATGACGCATAACCAAAGTATTCTTTCGAACCCAAAAATCCTATTGAACCAAACTTCGTATAATCTTTGTAAAGACCTGAATCTAATCCAGCTGGATCTTCTGACCAAGGAATATTCATATTCCAAATTTTAACATCAAATTGGTCAGTATAACAAACAGATTCGAAATTTATAACATTATCATTCCAATGTGGAGATGGTGTGATAGTATCATATAACGATATCATATTTGGTGGGTAAACTAATACTCTTGCGTAACAATCGTTCCCCAAATAACTATAATCAGGAGTATTTCTATCCAAAGTTATAGTATTTAGACACATATCAACAATTCTATAAGTCAATATAGGATAACAACTTTGTAGTTTTACAACACAATTAGCTTTAGTGTTCGTAGAACAAGCGTTTGAAGGTGTTGGTGTTGGACAAAATGTCGCTGATGGTGTTGGGGTGGGTGTAGGTGACAAACAAGGGTCTGTTGGTGAAGGTGTTGGTGTTGCAAATGGTGTTGCTGTTACCGATGGGGTAACTGATATTGTAGGTGTTGGAGTTGGGGTAACAACATTAACACATTGACATGTATTTGAACCCTCACCATCATAAAATATTGTTACAATGTCACCGATTGCAAATCCCCTCACAACATCCGTATCACAAGAATCAAATGTTAGTGTCATTTGATTAGTACCAATTAAGGTATTCATTTGGACTGTGTAATTTGAATTAATTACATAATCACTATTGGTTAACGCACTCCAATAAAATGTAGTACCAGTACCACCAGTGAAAAAACCTCTTGGACTTGCTGTATTAAAGATAGGACTCGATGTTGAATCCATAAATGGTATTCCATATGTATTTCCAGTATTACCATCAACATAGAGTGGATATTTTATATTCTCTTTGTTACTTTGTGGTGCACCTGAGGAATTTTGTGCATTGAAACTTGGTTCTAAAATAAATGTATTAAATTGACTATATGTATTAGTTGGTAATGTGTTATATGACACTTCACTATCACCTACTTGGAAATACGCAATATTGAATGTCCCTTGTGATAACTTCAATCTTGCAGTATCTGTCAACCTAGTATTAATTAACCCCGATGTATTTTTTATTATATATCCCATTTGTTTATAAATATATTATGTAGGATTTTATGTTACCACAGCTTTACAACAATCACAACCACTTATTCTCAAATTCGAGATTGTAAAACTATCTGTGCTTGTTCCTATGTAACAATTTATGTCTATATTTTTTAATATTGATGTTGTTGTTGATAAAATAAAATCATCACCAAGTTTGTATATAACATTATTCCATACCTCTGTCAGTGAAGAAATATATTTTGTTTCTCCTTGACAACCCGGTGTCGGATTAAATGTTTCTCCTGTAGTCGTAGACGAATAGGACATACCACTTAGAACAGAATTTATTTCTAATTGTGATGTAGTTGTTGCAGTACATGCAGTTAATGAAGGTGAATTACTCGTTGTGTTCAAATGTCTGACATCAAAAGTGAGGCTAACACCTGATGGTAGTTCGGGATTCACTACAATTGTCGATGTATAATCGAAAACATTTAACGATGGTGAACTTATCGATTGACTATTAGTTGTTTGAATTGATACTGAATATGTTGTAAAGCCTGATGGTTTTTCTAAAAATATTGTTTTTGATATTGTTGTACCTGACACATCTTTTGTAACTACACTATACAAACCAGAACATAAGTCAAAAAACAACGGAGAATTTTTATAACTTATCCCACCATTGATTGAATATGAATATGGAGGATTTCCACCAAAGGAATAAACCGAAAGTGTTCCATCACATCCACAAATTGTTTGATTAATTGTTACAATACTATCTAAGGCCATTTTTAATTTTTTTTATGGTGTACATGAAATACAACTTATATCGTAATAGATTTTTAAATTAGCTGTTATTTGTAAATCAATTAGTGAAATTGGTGGATCACATATTGTATTAATAATAATTTGATTATTGAGTGGGTCTAAATCAACAGTTTGGATACCATCGTACTGAAGTAAGGTATTACTTAAAGCTGTGTAGTACTCATCGTCTGTTGGGAAATCATTTAAGGTAGTGCCAGTATAAAAAGTACTAGTTTTCACGGTTGAGCCTCCTGATACAACTACCTCATAAATAGCTTCATTTAAAATACAACCCGTATCACCTGAGGTTAAGTCAAAAAATCCTTCAATCAACATTTGTTGTGGACCTCTTTTACCTATTTCACCAGTGAATGAAGATACATCCTCACATAAACTTAATATTTCATATGAACTTACCAAATTATATCCAAACATTCTTACACTTCGTGTTCTAACACAACCATTGTCGTCAGTTACTGATAATGTGTAAGAAGCTGCCGACAATCCAGTAATCGTGAGTCCAGTTTGACCACTTGGAACATTTGAACTCCAAGTCCAAGAAAATGGTGGTTCACCATTAGTTATAAACGCATTAATCTCACCATTTAAACCGATTGTTGGTGATATAACATTTAAATTGAAGTCAACACTATTCGAGATTGATATATTAAATGGTTCGATTTGTTGACAAAAATTTGAATCGGATACAGACGCTGTGTAATTTCCTGAAGCTAAATTATAAAAAGTGTAAGACAAACTACTACTAGTATCTGATTGAATTCCGATGTCATAAAGATATGGAGGTGTGCCGCCTGAAGTGATGGTTAAAGTAACTGAACCATCCTCATTATTACAAGTTGTACCAGTAGTAGATGTACTAAGAGTAAATAAATTTGTGTTACTAATGGTAATTGTTTGGGTGTATACACAAGGACCACCATTTGTTATTTGAAGTGTGTAGACACCTGAACTTAAATTGTTGAAAGCTGTAGAACTACCAAAACTAGAACTTGTTTGAGTGTTACCTAAATTATCAGTAATAGTTGCAGTGTAAAAACCAGAACCTCCAGCTAATTGTAACGACAATCCACCTGAGTTGTCATTACAAGTAGAATTTGTTGTGTTTAATGATACAACATAGAAACTATTTGGGGTTTGAATAGTTGTTGAACTTGTGGTTGTACATAACCCAGCATCTGTAACATTTACCGAAAAAATACCACTTGTAAGTCCTGTAAAAGTATAATATTGGGAAAATGTTATCACCGTTTCCCCATTACTTCCTTGATAATAATAAGGTGCTGTTCCACCACTAATGTAAACTATCACTTCACCATCACCTGAAAAACAAGAGGGGGGTGTACCCAAAATATTTGTAACATTTAATGGGGGAATACTTTCGATGGTTGCTGTTTTAGATACAATACAACCACTAGCATCTTGTATTGTTAATGAGTATTCACCTTGTGTTAAACCAGTCAAAAAACTACCACTTGTTAGTGATGGTACCCATCCGTAATTATATGGTGGATTACCTGTCAGACCTGTAACATAGATAGCACCAGTATTCACAGCACAATCAGCGTCATTTATAGTATAAAATCCGAAATCCAAAGTTGTAGAACTTTTTACAATACAAGATTCAGTTTTTCCAACACAACCACCCCCATCAGTTCCAACAACATAATAAGTTCCTGGTTCTAAACCATAGAATGTTGTCAATTGTTGACCATTAGAAATGGTTTGAACTGCAACATCTGAATTTATGTTATATAAATAAAATTGTTGTGCAAAATAGTTGTATATTTCATCAAAAAAAACTGTCAAATAACCATTTGGGGAATTACATACTGTGTGTCCAACTTCGGCTATGTTTATACAACTACCTGAGGAAATATAAATCGAGAAGGGTGAAGTTTGGGTAGGACAACTATCAAAAAGATAAAATGTGTAAGTACCCGCACTCAATCCACTGAAGGTATAAGTTGTAGCAGTTCCTATAATTGTTGTTGAACTGAATGGGTCAATCATCTGAAGGGAAACACCAGGAGAGGTTGATTGGATACTTAATTCGAATGCCCCTAAATTAGAATTTGTACAATCTCCAGTGATTGATGTGACAGCAAAATTTAATTCACAAGACATTAACTACATAATATTGAAAAGTTTATCCCAACATTCAATTTAAAATCGAATTGTTGTTCTTCTTCAGGACATAATAAACTATAAACCACTAATCTGCCCTTATTTGTAAAATAATAATCATAACCCAAATTAACTAAATCCTCTAGGGCAAATGTTAAAGCATTTTTCCAAGCTGATAGACTTGGTGCACTTGTTATTAAATTATTATATCCGAAACCATTAAAAAATGAATAACTAATAACTTGTACTGAATTAATTCGTACATCAACGAACCATTCAGTCGTTAAACTATTCAAATCACAATTATTCATATTATAACCATTACCATTCAAGTAAGTATTCAAAACATTACCCAACACAGCAAAAAAGTCAGGGAGTTGTGGGTTAATTTCACTTGGATATACTGAACATTGGACAGCATCAATCGGACAATCATATGAGAATATAGATGACGATGTACTACATGAACGACAAGTTGGTGGTAATCTTTTAGCCGCGGCATCATTACCTGTTTGTTGATTTGGATTACTTATTACCGGAGGATTTCCTACACCAGTTCCACCCTGATTTGGTACTGGTATCTCGAAAGGTACAACTTGACATCCCTCTTGTCTTCTCCAAACAAATTTTTGTCTGTGAAATATAGAATTTTCCAATTTAGTACCTGTATTCCATATAGTTGTGGTTGGTATCATTTGTTCAACCATTCTTATCCAATAATCACCTATACCTTGTACATACTCCAACATTGTTTCATAACTGAAATTATTGTTAGGTATATTAATAGTTTCTTTAGATTGTAAGTATTTCCAGAAAATAGACTCAAGTGTTGGATAACCACCAGTTTTACCATTAGACGCAAATAATCTATTTCTAACATTAATCGTATTATTCCAAAATGTTTGTGCAAATTCGAAAAATGTTTTCCTTTGGGGTTGTGGATTTATTTCAGTCCAATCCACACCACCTCTATTTGGGTAGTTTGTGTATGGATTAGGATCACAATATGTTGGTGGTACATAATTTAACCCTTGATTAGGTATTGGGTAGTTAAATTCATTTGACATATACCAAACATCATAAGCAATACCTTGAGCTGGATTCATAAACAAATCCATATTTTTAACATTCAAAACCAACTTATCATCTTCAACATTGTATCTAGCGTTGAATGTTGACTCGTTATTAGACCTCAATCCAACTTCTGAATCATGCCAACTTTTGTTATTATCGACAATAGAAGATAAATTATATCCCAACGACATAAATGGGAACTTTCTAAATCTATTCAAATAAACTTGTCCGTAATTGAATGGTATCAGTGTGGTTTGAAAATTTGGATTGTTTCCTGTAAAAGTGGAATTAACTAAGTCTACTTCTTCAGGTGCTCGATGTTGAGGTGTTTGTTCGAACCACCCACTACCTATTTGGAAGAAGTAATCTTCACTTTCAGGTGGAGTTGTTGGATAACCAAACTCATCCATAGGAATTTCACCAGTTGTCAAATTAACACTTACTGAGGTTGATGAAGTGGTAAAACCAGTATAATCGTATCCCAAAATTCTAAATACATTTGTTGGGTCTAAAGATGGTAATATTTGTGTATAAGTACCTCCAGAAATTTGGGCATATTGTTGATTGAAGTCATCCAAATTGATTTTTTGGTCAGCTAAGTATACAAATTCATTAAATTCAACTAAAGCTTCAGGAGCACCAATTAATCTCAATAAAATTTCTATCGATTTCCTTGTACCTTTGGACTTAAATAAATAAGCAGAATTTAATACCAAATTTCTATAAAATTGATAGTTAAGTTGGTCAGGTGTAGTTTGTGTTGGTAAACCAGTGTATTGAGAAAGATTTTGATTTGTTTGTCCGAAAACTGAATCCAAAAAGGCCGTGTTAGAAATAGGTGATATGTTTGTTGTCCACCCTAAAGTTTGTGCTAAATTTTTTAAAAGTTGTGAAGGTATGTCAGCACCAACATTATAATTTACTGAAGTCATATTTGCTAAGGCATCTATGAACTTCTTTGTTTCATCAAAACTTCTACCATAAATTTGTAGAATCTTCTCCATTTTTTGGTCAGGAGTGTCAAATTCTTTAAAAGCTGGTGTTGTATAAAATCTTGATATTAGATTAGTTTGATACAAATCGAAGAACTCACTAATCTCATTTAACTCTGTAAGATAAGTCGTAAATTTTCCAGTCTGTATGTCAATGTTCCAAAAACCATTTAAAGGCCAAGTTAATAATGAAGTGTTTATTAGATAAGTTCCATCATCACTTAGAGTTGGGGTTACAAATTGTGCCGTATAAATTGGTGTAATATTACGATTCAAAAGGAAGTTTTCTACTTCATCTAAATTTTCGTTGAAAACTTTGTTTACCTCAGAATCATTAGGTCTAATTACTATATTACCATAATAAACACTAAGTCCTGAGAATGGATTACCTTGTGAACTGAGTGTCAATACACCTGAAGAAGAATCTGTTGTAGGTGTTATATTTGTAATTGAAAACCCTGAACTACCCAAATATAAAGAATATTTAGTGTAACCAGTGGTCATATTCCTCAAATCACTTACTTTTACTTCCCTTAAACTAAGATTCCTCGTTGCATTAATAGTAAAATCGATTTCGAATGGATTTCTTAATCTTGAAACAATTAAATCGAATGTGGTTTCATCCGTAACCTCGTTGTAAAATATATTCTCCACTGTCGCACCAGTAGTATAATCCAAACCCTGAAATGTTGACTCCAATGCGGCTGGGAAGTAAGAAATTATAGTAGTAATCGAGGCTGACATCCTCTTTACCATGGAACCATATAATGTAAAGTTTGTTACTAATGTGAGGTCAAAGTTGGGGTATACCTTAAAATTATTTTCTATTATTGCTTTGGATTGACCAATATTTTCAACACCCAATCCATTTAAATTGATTGGTTCAGAAAAAGTACCCGTAATAAAATTTCTATTGACCTTTTCACTTGTTGAAGTAGAAAATCCAAAGTTAGCATTAGTCAAACCCCCACCTGTAACTAGTTGTAATCCAACTAAATTATCTGAGAAGGTTTGTGCACCAGTGACTGGTTGCGGTGGTACTGTAAAATTATTAGCCATTATTGTGATGTTATTCTAGAAAAACTTTTGTTAGTATCAATATTGTCACCTCTATCTTGTCTAACCTCATAAAGAGTTTCGTTGAATTGGTCTTTAATTTCGTAAAGATTATATTGTTTATAAATGTTATTATTGTTATCATACATAGTGTAGATACCATCTTCCATAGATTTCGTTTGATTACCAAATAGTGCAATAGCTAATGTTCCAAAGTCGTGTTCAGCTATTTCGATATCTAAAGTAATAGGATTGAAATAGGTATTAGTAATAATAATGTCTTGATTCGGTTGTCCGATGTATGGAATTGCATTTGGTTTATTTGATGGTGCTGAAGATGGAGATAGAGTACAAAATACTAAATTTGTATTTGTATCTGTGTATCTATATCTTACAGCTTTCTGTGATGTATTCGTTAAATTTTGGACAACTGGTTCACAGAAAAATGAAGAAGTAACTATTCTAAAAAAATTGGCTATTTTAGAACCATCTGAATTCAAATACTCAATCCTATATCCAACTAAACCTTGTTCAAAAAATTTATTTCTATATAACGAAGGTACTTGATTTAAATCTATTACTAAACCTCTAACATTCGGTAATGTTGATAGAACGGCACAATCCAAAATTTTTGTTCTAATTTGAACAGGTCTTAACATTAGAGTGTAAATTCCAACTCTATTAAATTGGTCACTTGGTAATGTCAAATTATATAATCCACCTAAGACCTCAATTCCTGAATTACCACCAGTGTTTGCGTTATTGAAATAAGGTTTGAGAATTGTTCTTGCATCCAACTTTGTTAGAACGAAATTTTGTGTTTCGTCTCTTGATGGTGTATAATTTAAGATAATCTCAACATCTTCTGGTGAAACATCTGCCGGTCTAATTGTACCATAACTACCTGTTGCCATTTTTTATACTTTTCTTTTGTTTATAAATATTGAACTTATATATTTACAATATTAAAAAATTTATATCCATACTTTTCCAAATCCCCAACATTGTCAACTTCACCCAATCTAATTAGTCTTTCTAACCCAGATAACTTACCCCTCTCAACAAAAACATTTGATTGTACTTCAGGTTCTGAAATTACATTCATTAATACCTCATCTTTTGTTATTGCCGAACAAACAATAGTATCATTAGTAAATCCAGATTGTTCAACTAAAAAAATAGTTGTACCATCTATATAATCATAGTATAATATATCATTTATTGTATATGAGGTAAAAAGACCTGAACTATCGGGGCCGTGAAAAGTTCCAATTACACCTGAACTTCCTGTAATTGGGAAACCTAAAATGAAACCTCCACCATATAAATTATTTCTATTACCATAGACTCTTAAATCATTCAGAGAGGATTTAGTGTATCCAGTTACTAAAAAAGGTACTGATGTGAAATCATCATACGATTCTAACGCAAAATCACAACTGGAGTCTCCCGAAAATAGATAATCATAACTCAATGGTGTACCAGACCAACTACCACCTTGTGGTACAAAATATGCTGTACCATTTGGGTTAGGAATAGTTACACCACTAATTGGTAATGTTATTGTTTTTTTTACTATATTTAAACCCCAAGGACTATTACCCGACATAGTAATTGTATAGTTAGCACTACTTGATGGATAATCATGGAAATAATTATTCCCCAAGTTAGAAGGAACTGATTCTGTTGGTGTGTTATCTCCCCAATCTATTGTGTAAGTTGAAAACTCCAAGAATTTTTTGGCCGATAGTGCAGAAGTATTTGTTAAAAAGACTCTATAGGCATTAGATGGGTTTCCAGAAAAAATAAAATTAGTGATTGTGTCTTGTTGGAAAATCATTCCATCAAATAATGAATAATATCCTATATCTACAGTATTTTGAGTTAACATAATCGGTATTGTCAAACCTGTTAACAATGATGAACCATTTGTACCACCCGATAAGATATCAGGTAAAGGGGGATAGAAAAAAGTATACCCACTATAGTTAGATGGTGGTGTATTTGAAATTGAAACGATTGAGCAACAAGGGTCAGCACTGATAGGTGTTGGAACTGAGCCCAAAATGAACCTTCCTAATTTCAAATCGTTTTTAAGATTTTCAGGAGAAATCCTTATATGATATGTTTGTTCTTGCATTATGGATTTACGTATTCATACCATTTTATGGGTTTATTTGTAATCCCAACTCTATCGATATTATCGTAAGGAAATTCAAAAACTTTGTATGTTTTATTATCGTAGTCCAATTTGACTTGATAAAAAAAGTATCGACTTCCATCGAAGGTGAATCGATTACTCGGTAATGATGCTTGTGGTGTTGTCATCATCTTAACGAAGACACCAAGTTTAGCATCAAAGAACTTTGCTGACATATAAAATGTATCTAAATTCAAATATTCTCTATCCAATAACCAATAAAAAAAGAAACCTTCTTTATCACCAATAAAATCCAAATTGAAAATTGGTTTTTTTATTTGGACATTAGGTGTTTGGTTAGAAGTGGATGCCGACATTGTTTCACCTTGCTGAACTGGAATTATTACCGTAAAATAATTTTTTTGTGTTTTTACATCGTTAGTGTCGTAAAAATCGAGTTTAAAAAAGGAGTTTGTAAATGAATTTGTAAAATAATATACCTCAGCACTTGTGAAACCCTCAGTTAAATATGAACTTTGCCAATCATTTACATTCGTTGTTGTAGATATTGGTTGTAACGAATTTTGATTCCAAAAATAGAATTCATATCTTATTTTCGTTTGTTCATTAGGACTATACTCAGCATGACTAAACCTAGTAACTTCAAAGTCCTTAGGTAGACCAATAACTTCCCCTAAAATAAAATCTTCATAGATTTCAATACTATCAGTCCTATTTAAGAAATCCCATTTGATTTCTATAGGTAAGTTAATAGTTTTGTTTGTTGTAGGTAATGTAAAATAAAATTGGTTACTCACAATTATCTATTATTGGTTGAGGGGTTGATTTATCTTCTTTATAATTAGTTCCTTCAGGAATTATTCTAAAATAATAATTACCAAATGGATAATGACAACCATTAATGAAAGGATGGTTGACCCCCAAATTTGTTGAGTCAACAAAACCATAAGGATAAACATCTCTCCATCTGAATGTGTTTGTCGATGTCGAATAATATCCATAATCAGGTACACCTACCAAGTTTCTTGCAGTTTCTTCTTCAATATAATCAGAAAAAACTCTAGTTTTTATACCATAGTGTGGTTGGTAATAATACCCCAAAGGATTGATTATGTCTGTTTGTATATTAAAGACATCAGGGTTATAGGTTATTTTATGATATAGTTTTGATATTACTCTTTCTTCTTGTGTAAAATTATTCCATTCACATAAGTCCCCATTAATATAATCACCCTCCTTTAGAGTATCATTATAATAAAAATTATAATTAATACCATCAGAAAATTTACTATATGTATTCAATGTAATACCAGTAACATTGGATAATGGGGTAGTCCACCAAGTTTGAGGTTCTTGATTTACCAATGGTAAATTAAACCCATATCCCTCTTTAAGCGGATAATTTGGTCTCAATGTCCAACCGAAATAACCTCTCCATACTACTGAGAAAAACAATTCACTGATAGGTCTTTTTTGGTTATCAATTAAGTTTTCTAAAGAAAAAGTCTTGTTGAAAGACAATGTGTATGATGGAGAGCCATCTTTTATAGACACTCGTGCTTGTTTAGTAGGAGTAAAACCACTACTTTCATATTTCTTTTTAGAACCGAAAACATTTTGTTCAAAACCTGTTTTTACAAGAACAACATCCTCAGGATTAGAAATTACCTTGTGTACTCTAACATAGTATTGTGATGTAGTATCTGCCGTATTACCAGGTAAAATTACTTTTTTAAATCTTCCTCTTCTATAGTTTGAAAAAGTATTACCTGTAAATCCCACATCAACAATATTAAAAACAGTATCTTGGTAAGAGGAGAAATTAGTTCCCAAAGTATAAACTTGAAATATATTTTGAATAGTTCTACCGGTATAACTAAAATTTAATGACACATAATCACCAACATTCAATCCATGGGCAAATGGACACAAAAATTGTATTAAATTTCTCCCATTGAAGGTATTACCTCTAATTATTGTGAATGGTATTCCATCAGACACATTCCATGTATGTGAAAATCCTGATAGGTCTGTAACAAATAGTCTTCTTTCGTAATCATTATAAATGGGGTATGTCAAATAAACTCCCCAATTGTAAGAAGTGGCACTTTTACTAACAAAAGTTAAATGTGATAAAGGGGGTAATGTATTACCTGAAGCTTGGGTATACCCACTAACATTATTATCTGTTCTAATAAAATCGAACTCAAAGAACTGAGGAAACCCAGACCAAGGTACTAGGGCTGGATTACCAACTAAACATTGTTGAGCGGCAGATTCCACCTCATTTACATAATATAAATTATTTTCAAATGGTGTATAATTAGTAAAACCAGTATAAGAGTTTAGAAAAATTATAGACATTTTTGATGTAGGTCTGAACTTGTCTGATTTAGCTCTTTCATCTTGAAAAAGTTGTTCGAGTCCCACATCAATATTTCTGTCATATTCTGTAAGTTCTTTCATTGTTTGTTTTAGAGGAACTCCAAAAGACAATGTAGTATCCGGTGCCGATTTGTATCTTAGTGAACCTAAAACAACTCTTATGTTATTAATATTACCCATTATTCTACTATATTATTAAAATCTAACCATTTTTTTGAAAATTTATCCCATGCTGTTTTACCTTTCTTAAGTCCAAAATAAAAGAAGAATGGTGCACCCACTTGGAAAACTCTAGCTTCATAATCGTTGGGTGGATTTTGAAGTCGGTATGTTGTCTCATATTCAGGTGTAGGTTGATTTCTATCAATAGAATAGATGAATCCTTTAAAATCACCATTTAGTGGATTCCCAAACCCAGATGGTCTGTAGTATCTGGAGTATTTAAATAATCTATCAAGTGATTGATAATTGTATTTAAAATAACTTAAATATGGATAATTCGGGTCATCGTTAACATATTGTTCAATAAATTGAGTAAACCAATCGTTTCGTTCAGAACCAAAAATACTTTCACCCAAACCTTCACTATTTTCTTGTATTTGCCATTGATAAAAAGGTACTTCTTGTGAAAAAGTCCCTATTGAATCGAAAGAACAATTGTTGTTCCCAAGTATTGGTAAATTTGGATTTAGAATGGTTCTACGAGGTGACACGAAATCTCTAGTCTGTGTCTCAGATGAAAAGAATATACCAAAAACAGGATCCCTAGCATTTGGATTATTGAAAAACAATGGGTCTTGGTCGTTAGGTCCACCCACTGGTGGATAATTTATAGCATTGAACTCGTAAACTCCTAACTCAGAATTAATCGAAATCATTTGAGCGTAATCCCCATCTACAAATAAATTATCACGATTATTATCAAAGAATAATCTAACATTAATTGCAGTTCTGTTTAAGAAACGATCCAATACCCTTTTATTTGTGATTCTATTGATGATAAAAACATTTAAGATTTCAGACACATCTTGGTAAGATGTTTCTTTTAATCTATTAACCATAAAACCATCGAACTGGTTTGAATAAACTAATTCTTGTAAATATTGACTTCTCGGTCCTAAATCAATCATAGTGGTTGGAAATTTCAAATTTCTGTTATTTCCTTTGTACGATGGTAAACTAATTCCAAAAATTGATGGGGCTGATGGTTTAGGGCTACCTCTAAATACACCAACCCTCACTGGTGAATTTGGTGCTGGTGGTGTCACATTTATATTTGTGAAGGGACTAGACCTATAATAGAAATTATTAGTATTTGGGTCTAAAATCATAGTGTCATAACAATAAACACTGAATGGTTGGTTGTTACTATCAAAAAATCTACTATTTTGTATAGAGAACGCAAAAAGAGAACCATTAATCCAATTATTTGTAAAAATGTGTGAAAATACATTCCTACATGCCGCAAAATTAATCTGAATTCTAGATGTCCACTCCCAAAGTAGTGTTAGGTCTTTATCTAAGGACTTGAATGGTGTGGTAATAAATACATAACATCCTCCTTGCATAATTAGTTGTCTATCACTAGAAACTCCATTGGTATAACAATTATTACCAGTTGGTCTAACAGCTATCTCAGTTGCACCATTTGGTACATAATAACAACTAAGTGGTACTAAAGATTGACAATCAAAAGTATTTAAAGCTTGTATGTTTAGATTATTCTCTTCAATTGATTGACTGATACTTGCAAATGATGGACTACCAACAGGTGAACCAGTGCCATTAAAGAAAGTTCCATCATCAGAAATTATATAAACACTCAAACTTATATTTGCCTGCCAAGCATAACTATTAGCCCCATTTCTGAATGTATTTGTTGAAGTTGGTAATCTGTCAGAACGCATTACAATTCTATCGTCTATTGCGTTGAATTGATACCCCATTCTTTGTGTATCATCATATGTTGGCGAATAGTACCAAGTTTTAAAACTTAATTCTTGTCTATTGGGACTAAATATACCAAGATTTCTTTCTTTATCCATCTCACCACTCATATATGAACCCCCATCTACTATTTCGTTTGGAAAATATCCAGTATTCTTATAAAATTGAACATTAACACCCAAACCACCAGGATTACACTGTGCACTAGCAGTAGGTGCGGCTACATTCTGTGATATTGGTGAACCACCAAGAGTGGATATCTCATTATTCTGAGAAGTGAACCATCTACAAGGGACAGCATCCCTTCTACTTAAAGTTACTTGGAACACATTCCTCAAATTTCTTTCATCATTTACATTCAAACCATTTTGTTTGATAGGTGCACCAATAACTTTCAAATATCCACTACCACCATAAACATTTGCTGTACCAGTATCCAAAGTGTCTCTTAACAAGTTAGCACCAGTAAAAAAGTTAGTTGGTGTTGTTTCATCTAAGGATGAATAGTAGGCTGGTAAATTAGAGGTAAAACCAGTATACCTAGCACTACCTGTTGTACTATCTCTAAATCTATATGATGGATAATATAAAAATTGATTTGTATTTGGGTCGACACCATTTGTACTATTTGCATAGTGTTTTACAGATTTATAACGACCTTGGATTGGGATATTCATTTTATAATTAGACCCTCTAACTATAACTGGTCCGTTTGGTCTACCTTGGTTATCTAATGGATACCCAAACAATCTACTCAAATCGTATTCAATTTCAATTCTATCGGAATAAGGGTCAACACCTCGAACCATAAAAACAATTACTTGTTCACTCCACTCTCTAAAGTTTCTCAATGTTATCGTATCTTGTGGCCATACACAGAAATTGGTGTTATAACAACAATCACTTGTATTAACTACATGAATCAAACTATGACCATTAATTACTCGACTATTCAAAGAATCACTAAGATTATTCGGTGGTAATACCGAAATATAGTCGTTAACGGTCATAGCTGTGATAACTTGAAAATATTCAATATCTATTGCAAATTTGTGTTCATTTATTACATTGTTTTGGGTAACTTGATAAAATGATTGTCCTTGTCCACCAGGAAATCCCGGGCCGAACCAGTTACCACTTCCATTTGGGTTCGCGTATGGTACTAAAATACCACTTGTGGTGTTTTTTGTTGTACCAGTAGATGATGTACTCCCAAATTGATTGACTATTGTATAACCTGTAACATTGACATCGGATGATAGTTCCGGATTTTGGAAACTTAGTATCGTACCTGGTCTCAATTCAGTAATTTTATCAGGTTTAACCATCAACATCATAACATTATCCAAATGATATCTTTCATTCGAATTACCGTATCCAAAAGGTCTTCCACTTATTTGTAATTGATAGGTGTAAGTCATATTTGCGGGCAAACCTTTTTGTTGTAATTCTACAGCTATTGTGTTACCTAAATTTAAATTTATAGTTGTTGATAAGGTGTAACCTTGTGGTACAGAACTTGCTGGAAATAAAGTAATAAATGGAGCGGCTTGTGTGGTGCCATTGATTACCAAATGAAAGTTTTTCTGTCCTGAAGTATAAGATGATGCGTTAACTGTTAATGTTATTGTGTATGTACCATTTTCAGGAACAACATATGTGTTACTACCACTATTCCAAGGATTTAAAACTAAAGATGATGTTGGTTGAGCTAATTGATTTTGAAAAGGAATTGGATTTAATATCGAATATGTGTTTGGGTCAGGATTGTTGAATGTAGTTCCGCCTGATACCAAAACACCCAATTTTTCAGTATTGTATTGATTATAAAAAGTTTCCCCATAATAACCATTCTCTGTTGGGGCAAAATTGACTTTGATTCTATTGTAACCTCCACCCGGATTTACAAACTGATTTAATTGGTCAAAATATTTAGCTTTGACATTAAAGAGGTTGATTCTTTCGTATAATGGTAATGAATTGGTAAAACCTTTACCTGTTGAGTTACCAGGTCCATCTGTAAAAACAGTTTCAAGTTGTGGTGAACCGTAGTTTAATCCGAGTGTGTTATTACCTGATAATAATTGTTGTATACCAAATAAACCTTGAGTGATCGGTCCATCCCAATAAGAAAATTGTGTCAATGGTGAAATGTATGCTGACAAACCAAGATTCACATCAAAAGCTAATTCAGCTGCAGTAGGTCCGGGACCTAAAGCGCGTTTACCTTCCTGACATTCACACAAATCACATTCAGGATATGTCAAGTTCGGTACTTCCATATTAGCTATTCTTCTCCAATCTGGAATTCCCAATTGTTGTAAAATATAAGCTACCAAGTGAGCCACAATTAAAAAAATATTTAATATTGGTCGTGCAATAAAAATTAAGATAATAAATAACAAATATAAGAGGTCAAATCTATAAACAGTATCGTTCGTTGGGAATCTGACATTATCACTTTCACAAGTATCATCCAAAATATTTTTAACTGAGATAATTCTGTCGGGTAAATATCCATTTCTATATTGATCGATTAATTGTGATACTGAATAAACTTTGTTGAAAATCATCGGGTAAAATTTGTCCTCACAATTAATTGCACTTTGAATCATTTCTTCACCTATTGTTGTACCAGTCAATCCATAATCGTTCCAATCAACACTGAAAGCATATGATTTAATAAAAGCTAAATAACTTTCGTAGTTTGGATTTGTTGGTTCGTAGTATGATCTAGGGTCAACGCCAACATTAGTCCAACCATATTCTCTAACATTCGGGACTAAAAAATATCCCCTTTTAACTGTTTCAGATAATTTTGGTGATTGATTCCATTTTATTTTGAATCTATATTTTGCTTTTGTGGGAATACCTTTTTTCGGATCATTAGATAATACTCTTTCTCCAAATTCATTAGTAATTACATAATCCAAATTCATAGGTACATCAACTAACCACGCACCATTTTCATCAATAACTTGTCCACCACTTTCTAAATCATATGTTTCAAGTATTGGTCTTCCAACTTCGTCTTCAAAAATAGTTTGTCTTATAGCTAATATTTCACCAGGTCCAGCAACTAAATTACACAATTCACCTTGTTTGGATTTCGGTTTACAATTTCTTCTTTGGTAATCTTTGTCATTAGTTGAGAAAATAGATCCCATAAAAATAGCGGTGGGAGTTATTGTAACATTAGCTTCGGTAGCTAAATCAAAGTCTGTTCTTGTAATACCTAAACTACAGACTTCAGGTTGACCCCACAATGGAACAACTTCTAATGTCCTATTGAATGATACTATTTGAGGAAGTTCATTCAGATTTGTTGATTTCCTAAATTTATTACCAGCCACTTGGTTTTCAGTTGCTATACCATTTCTGATTAAATCTTGGGGGGCTAAAGAGAATTCACCAATGTCCGATAAGTCCACATCAACATGTATAGTTTGGCTACCTAACGGAACACCAAAAATCATATAGTCACCACTATCGTTTGTAATTGTTGTATATCTATAATACTTGTCAAATACCTCAATGTAATTTGGGTCTAATAATACTTGTTCCTTATCGAAGAAACTACCTGTGGGAACATGACCACTATGTGATTGTGTTTTCGGTAATAAATTATATCTGAATCCATCGTCATTTGTTGTTGTTAATGACCTATATGGATATAAATCAGAAATGATTGGATTTAGTTGATCTTGGTCAGATAGAGGAATAAATACTGAATCCATCATTAGCCGTAAGTCTACCAACAACAACACCATAATCAGAGCATTGTCTAGTATAAATTTGACTTTGAGTTATTTTCAAAGATAGAATCTCCAAAAATTCAAAATCTTGTTCCAATTGTACATTTATTGACTTATCTACACCAACTTGGGTTCTTATTCTATATGAGTTTGACATCAATTACTACTTTTAAGATAAATAGTTTATTTGCTATTTTCATTAAAAAATAAGTAATGTGATGTTTAAATAAACCTCTAAGAGAAATTAGTTGATTTGAAATTTTTGACTCTAACATTAATATCAGAATTAGGAAATCTAACTTGATAAGTTTGGGTTGGTTCAGCAAAAATAGTGTCATCGATTAACTCAATCTGTCTGGTTTGTGAATTTAGATATCTTTGTGAAGTTTGTGATGAAGAATATAATCCACCAACTTTATTGAAAAATCTAATTTCAGTAATTGATATAACCCCATTTTGTGATTGGATAATTCTTCTCAACTCTGACACATTTACATTTTGACCCATTTCTCTGTTGGCTGGACTAAAGAATGTTGTTATGTCATCAACTATTGTTGTGATAACTTGACCTTGATTTTGAGTATTATCCAAAACAACATCAACATCAATGGTAAGGTCAATTACATTTGCACTTTCAATTGAGATGTAGTCGTTCAACATTCTATAGTTCGACAAATAGTTTGCTAAATTACTTTTCAAAGTAGTTGAAGTTATTTCAGTAAGTGCCCCATTTGTGTCGTAAGTTAACAATTTAATTTTTATTTTATTGTTTTCTTCTGTTATACCTACTTTAGCTGGTGCTCCATATTGTGATGGCATTGTTCTAATAATTGATTCATAGTCATTAATTGTTACAGCTCTATTTTGAGCTGCAAAATTATATGAAACATAGTTTCTTACTTCCTCCAATGATGGTACATTTGTACCTCCAATTGCAGCAGTTACATTATTACAACTCAATGAATTGACTACGGTTGTATTAACTGAATCCGAAGGTCCGTTAACAAAGAAATCTATATTTCCAATATTTGTTATAACACCCACACCCAAGTTACTTCCTGTCCCACCACCTATTCTATACTGAACAAATAATGTACTATTGGCTTTGAGTGTACTACCAAGTGCAAAATTATTTGAGTACTTATATAAATCAAGTTTATAACCATTCCTTGCAAATTCTCTTAGTTGTTCATCAGCTGATTGGCTACCACCACCAAATGTCATTTTTAAAAAACCTTCAGGGGTAAACTCAGAAATAAACTTAGTATTAACTTGTCTATATATCCCAACTTTTATACTTGGGTTGTCAGAAACCTTTGTTGGGTCTTCAATGAAAACTCTATCTTGGGCTAAAGCTTGTACTTCATACCATCTATTGTCAGCACCTAAAAACTCTTGGTTGGATGGAACATTTGCGTATTGCGTACCATCCTTTAATAAAACACTTGTAATACCCAAAACATTTTTATCAGGTAAAAATAATTCAAAAAAAGGTTTTACATCTAAAGCTGTTATTGTTCTTTTGAATACTTTGGTAACACCATTGACGACGGTTTCTCTTTTCGTAATTGTATAATTTGAAAGAATGTTATTAGCGTCAAAATTTGGTATTGTCAATCTATTTGGAGTTCCATCACCACCTACGGCTGAAGCAAAATCAATATCATAAACTGTTTCGAACACTTGACCACCACCATTAACTTGTGAACCCCTTCTTAATATACCACAATATCTTAAATCGGGAGCATCCCCAAAAGCAGGCACAGTTATTGAAAAATCAACCAAGGCTACTGATGGTCTTTGACCTGGTATTTTGAGACCATAGGTTCTTGCTATATTATATATCGAACTTCTTTGTTGTGCAAATTGTAATACTGTTTCTTGAATACTTCTATCAATATTGAATTGTAAGTTGTCTGTTACAGCAGCATTCAAATCTAGTAAAGCAGAAAATATTGAGGCATCGTTGAAGTTATCAATAACATCAGGGTAGTAAGTTCTGGTGAAATTAATTAACTCCGTTCTAATCGAAGCAAAGTCTCTGGTTGTATATGATATTTTTTTGTTTGCCATATTATTATACGTTAATTATAACGAAATCACTTTGGTTAAAAGCGGAATCTGTTACGATATAATCTATTTTTATGTTTGCTGTGTGTTCCTTTTGTCCGATTCCTGGAACTCTAAAAGTTTTTTTATCATTTTGGTCTATATAAAAACCTTTATCCTCCAATCCCTCTGAGGCTGGTTTAATGGTTATGTTTGTGATTGTTAAATTTGGTATAAACTCAGAAACTGTCTCTCTAATTTCAGATTCAATATCTGAAAAAGTCGGACCATCCAAAGGTTCGAACAAATACTCGTAAAGACGAGTTCCAAAGTCAGGTAAATAATACCTAGTACCTTTTCTTGTTAATAATAGATGTACTAAATTACTCCTTATTTCTTGATCACTTGTTTGTGATAAGTCGAAATAAGTTCCCAAACTTGAGTCCAAAAAGGGAAAATTTATACCATATGTTTTACCATCAGCCATAATAATAAATATATATCCTACATTTTTTCTATAAATACCATAAAACAAAAAATCACGACATAAAGTCGTGATTCTTATTTTTTAAGATGAACATCCAAAACATTCAAATGGTGAATCAGTTGGTTTGTTTGTTATAGGTTCAACATGTGGTAATGTTGGTGTTACTTTTGGTTTATCCATCTTTGATATATCCATAGCTAAGTGTTTTGCTCCTGTTGAGATTGCTTTTGTTCTCACATAATAACAAAGAGTTTTTAAACCTTTTTGCCAAGCGTGGAAGTGAGATGAAGTAATCTTCGATAAAGTAGGATTACCCATATAAATATTCATTGATTGTGATTGGTCAATAAAAGGTCCTCTATCTGCTGCCATATCAATCAACTCCCTTTGTGATATTTCCCAAATCGTTTTGTACTTCTTAATCAAGTGTTCAATTCTTTTAACTTTTTGATTGTACTTTTTGTCTTCAGGGTCTAAGTAGTTGTTGAAATTAATATTTTGAATCGAACCTTCATTGTATATAATTTCATTTTTCAAATCCTCACCCCAAATACCAAGTTTCTCAAAATCATTAATAAGATACTTGTTAACAATCATAATTTCACCACCAACTACTCGTCTATTGAAGATTGCTGAGTGAGCAGGTTCAGTCATTTCATATGAACCAGTAATCTTAGCAGAACTCGCTACGGGCATTTGTGCTGTAAACAATGAATTACAAATACCATATTGTTTAACATTTGACTTTAATATTTCCCAAGGCCATCTACCTGATAAATCAGATTCTGTTAATCCCCACATATCAAATTGGAATTGTCCTTGTGACATTGGTGAACCATCGAAGAAATCATATGGTTTATAATCACCATCAATTACCAACCTATTACTTTCGGTGATTGCGGCAAAATAAATTGTCTCAAAGATATCTTTGTTTAGTTGTTTTGCTTCGTCTGAAGTAAACTCATAATCCATAAGATAGAATACATCCGCTAAACCTTGAGTTCCAATTGCAATTGCTCTTTGTTCTTTACCACCCTTTTCACCTTTTGAAGTTGAATAGTTATTAATATCAACAACTTTATTAAGGGCTCTAACAACCTTTCTTGTTTCTTCATAAAGAAGTCTAAAATTAAACTCACCATCTTTTACAAAGTTTTTCAACACCATTGAAGATAGAGTACAGATAGCTGTAGTTTTCTCGTCAGTAAATTGGTAAATCTCGTTACAAAGATTTGATTGTTTGATAACCCCAATGTTCTGATGATTAGTTTTGTTGTTAGCATTATCTTTAGAACAAAGATAAGGTACACCAGTCTCAATTTGAGATTCAATTACCTTAGTCCAAACATCTGTTGCTTTTACTTTTTTACCCAAACCTAAATTTACCGCTTGTTCATAAACACTTTCGTACTCACTACCAAAACATTCTTGTAATGGTTTTAGACCAGCTTTTTTAATATCGTTAGGGCAGAATAAATACCAATCACCACCCTCTTTTACGGCTCTCATAAAATTATCAGGAATCCATAGAGCTGTGAACAAATCTCTTGCTCTTAATTCTTCCGCACCTGTATTCTTTTTAATGTCCAACAAGTCAAAGATATCTTTATGCCAAGGTTCAAGATAAATTGCGGCAGAACCTGGTCTTCTACCTTGTTGGTTAAAGAATCTTAGTGATTCATTTGCAATCTTAAGATATTTTAATAATCCACCAGCAAAACCACCTGATGTACTCAATCTACTCTCCTTACTTCTAATATTTGACATACAAAGACCAATACCTGCAGCGTCAGCAGAATAAGTAGAGATATCATTCATTGTTGCTAACAAACCTCCTCTTGAGTCATCATTGTTATAATGTAGTACACAAGATGCTAATTGAGGAATCTTTGTACCAGCATTAATCATAATTGGTGTTGCTGGAGAAATTAATTGATTTGATAATGACTTGTAGTATTCTACAGCTTCATCAAATGATTTTGTTACCCATAAAGCAACCCTCATATACATATGTTGGGGTCTTTCCACAGTTACACCTTCTGGTGTTTTTAACAAGTACATTTCAAATAATGAACGCCAAGCAAAGTAATCAAAGTTATAATCATTCTCGTGATTGATAACTTCATCGATATTCAAATCCCCATAGGAATCAATCATATCAATCAATTCTTTATTAACAATACCCATATCAGCTAATGACTTCATCGTCTCACTGAAACTTTCATTTGTTTCTTTGTGATATGAAGATATTGCAACAGAAGAAGCCAACCTCGAATAATCGTGGTGGCTACCTGTATATGATGCAGCAATCTCGTAAATCAACTTATCTAATTGTTTTGTTGAAATTACACCCTCTGTTGGTACGGAAGTAATAACCTTAATGAAAATCTGGTCTGAGTTTACATTTAAGTTCTTACTGGCTTTTTTAATTCTGTTTTGTATTTTTGTTGGATTAAAGGACACAACATCCCCATCCCTTTTTTGAATTCTTAATGACATAATAATAATTTTAGAAATCGTCTGTGAATGAAATTGTTTCGTTAAGTTTTGCTTTTTGATACTCAACCGTTCTTGATTCGAAGAAATTACCTTTTGTTTCTACTGCAATTTGTTCCATAAACTTGAATGGTTGTTCTACATTGAATTGTTTACTACATCCCAACTTAACCAATAAACCATCAACAACAAACTCCAAATATTGTTTCATAAGGTTAGAGTTCATACCGATTAATGATATAGGTAGTGATTCAGTGATAAATTCTTTTTCAATTTCCAAAGCAGAAAGTAATATTTCTTTTATTCTTTTTTCACTTGGTTTATTCTCAACATGATTATTCAACAAGTGAATTGCGAAATCACAATGTAGGTTTTCATCTTTAAAAATCAAGGAGTTTGCATTACAAAGTCCTTGCATAATTCCTCTTGACTTCAACCAGAAAATAGAACAGAATGAACCTGAAAAGAATATACCTTCTACTGCAGCAAATGCAACCAATCTTTCTTGGAATGACGCTTTTTCAATCCAATCTAATGCCCACTTAGCTTTCTTTTGAACTGCGGGTAATCTATCGATTGCATTAAAACATTCATCCTTTTCATCAGGGTTGGATATATAAGTATCAATTAACAAAGAATACATTAATGAATGGATATTTTCCATCATCAATTGAAATCCGTAGAAAAATTTCGCTTCGGGGTATTGTACTTCTCTGTAAAAGTTTTCAGCTAAGTTCTCATTAACAATACCATCAGATGCAGCAAAGAATGATAATACATTTTTAACGAAGTATTGTTCGTTCTCTGATAAGTTTTGCCAATCTCTGATGTCACCACTCAAATCCACCTCTTCAGCTGTCCAAAACGCAGCCTGATGTTGTTTGTAGTATTCCCAAATGTCGTGGTATTGGATTGGGAAAATCACAAAACGATTGGGATTTTCTGTTAATATTTTTTCTGTCATAATTAATTTGTGTTTTCTCTTTGTTTTCTTTTTTCTAATAAATCTTTAATTCTTTGTCTATTGTTTTCTTCTTTTTGTTCTTCGTGTCCCAAGAATGTTACCGAAGATTCTGTATCGATATCCAACATTCCATTATCAAACTTACAATTTTCGAAGATAATACCATCATCACCAATCCTTGATTTTGTAATCGCAATTGTTGCTAATTTCATCTCTTTTTGTTGTAATGTTTTTGCCACTGATATAATCACATGACCCACCTGAGCTTTCTTAATAGAACCACCCATTTGGTCTGTTGTTACAACCTCAGCAGAAATAGAACTTCTATTACCTTGTGTTGCTGTCCATCCTACCAAGTTCAATTCGTGACACATTGCTTCAAATGCTCTCATAACTGAACCCTCAGATTTCCATTCATCACCCAAGTTTTTCTCAGGTACAACACAATCGATGTAATCTAATAAAATCATATCAATTTTACATCCATCAGCAATCTTTTTTCTTACAAGATTTTTGATTTGTGTCATTGTCATTGTATCAGAGGGAAGTTTTTCCAAGATAAGTTGATTTTCCATTTTTTGTTCAATCTCCTTAACTCTTGTCATTACTTCTTCCTTCTTATTAGACATATCATCTGGATGGATTTTAGTCCATAATGTAAAATGTTTTCTTTGAATAACCTTGGGATTATCTTCAAAAAATATTTGGAGAATATTATAACCCAAGTTAAATCCGTGATTTGCAATCTTGGTCAAGAATGTTGATTTACCCACACCTGTTGGTGCTAAAACAACACCAATCTCACCCTTAGCTAAACCACCTTTTAATAATCTATCGATACCACCAATACCCATAGGAATTGGGTGTCTAAAATCTTCGTTTAGTACATCATCCAAGTTTGAGAATACACTCAGCATTCCGTTTTCATTGATACCCACTTGTAGGGCATCTCTAATCATTTCCTCAAGGGTATCGTAGTTTTCGAACTCACCCCCATCAATTACTTTTTGTGCTTTAGTGATAGCTTTTTGTAACTCTTGTTGTTTACAGAACTTTAACGCTTTCTCTTGAACGAAATCCCCACCAGAGATAGGTGCATCCTTAATTTTCTTAAGTGTGTCAATTACTACTTTAGCAATTTGTTCTTGTTGAAACTCAGATTTTGTGATTTGTTCCAATGTGTCAAAAGTGGGCACTGAGTCCCACTTTTGATTATACTCTTTAATCATCTGTATGATGAGTTTGAAGTATTTGTTTTCGAAATAATTAGGTTCTATTACATCAATTATTGACCTTGAAAAGGTACTATCT